AAGGTACGCTACTGACCCTTATTTAACGTTTCCCAACGCATTTTTAACATTTGCAAACATTTTGTGGCACGGTTTTTGCTGGGTCGCCACTTTACCGTTTTTTAACATTTCGCCACAGACTTTGGCACGGTTTTTGTTATGCGTGTGCGCCCGTGAAATTGTTTCACGTGGAACACTCACACACCGATACACGAAATAAAATGTTTCACGTGGAACATAACTGTTAAACAAAGTTAAAAGAATAATTTAACACAAAATAACACGCCAAACGCTTGCAGGTGAAATAAATTGTTTAACTTTGCAGCGTGTTAAACAATTAAATACTTTATCAAAATGAAAACAACTGACTTACTTTATCAAAATCAAGAAGTGTTGAACGCAATGCAAGAAATGTTATTGCATACAAAAGAACACGTTGAGTTTTTGGCGTCTGGTTCGCCCGAAATCCGTGCGAGTTTGGAAAGCATCGCCGAAAGCCTGCAAACGGGGTGTGATATTTTGGAAAATCAAATCGTGTTTAACCGTGATACACGCAACAAGTTCGCAAAAGAAGTCGCCTGCAAAAATCAAGCATACGACTTTATCGCCGCCGAAAAGTTAATCGGGCGTTTCAAAACCTTTTGCGAATGTTACCCCACAAAATTGTACATCGGTTTAACGGGTGTTGAAACATTGCAGGACAAATAACAATCAGCAAGCGAAAAGAAAAGGCGGTAACAATCAAGTTGCCGCCTTTCTTTTTGTCCTGCCTTTCAGTTACTCAATATAAACGCCGTCAGACAAAGCCGCATATATCATTTCTTGTTCCTCTGTCAGCATTTCGGCGGTGTGTATGGGTGTAACATCATCGAACACATTAAACCCTCTGAAATCGCCTAAAATGCCCGTCTTTCTGTCATTGTTACGCCCGCCCGTTGCGCTCTCGTACCATTTGCAGTAAATGTAGGGTTCTAAGCCGTAATATAACATTTCGTTCCAATCATCGCCGCCCACGGTTTTAACTTGGGTACTTGGTGAAAGGTGTATTATTTCGCTGCTTGGTTCGGTTTCCTCAACTTGAAATACAACGCCATTGCAGGACAAAAGCGCAACCCCGTTGCCTGTTACCACGTTTATAACGTACTGCAAAGCTATCGTTTTACCTGCATAATCGGTATTGAGTGTAACAAAGCCTGCAAACGGCAAAAATAGTTGTATTTCGCTTTCGTAGTCGGTGTTGTCCTCATTGTGCGCTGGTACTACCGCCGTACCGAAATCAAGCGTTATTTTGTCTTGCGCTGGCTGGTGGCAAGATACGCCCGTGTTGTAGTTGCCGCATCGTATTACATCGGTGCTGCTTGCCGCTATGTTGGTGTAAACACGGCGTATTTTGTTCACGTATGCGCCCAAATCTATGTTTTCGTATATGGTTGCGCCCGTTTCGGGGTCTGTTCCCGTTTCCTTGAAAAACCGCTTTGCGCTAAACTCCGCCAACTCATCAAGCGTTACCAAATACACGTTTATTGCGCCGTACTGCTCGCCCACAACGGTAACGGGGTACGCACTGCCGATAACTGCAAAATCGCTCCAATTAGTGTTTACTTGTATGCTTCCCGTTGCCTTCTTTTTATCGCTTGAAATCGTAAGGTCTTGCGTTTGAGCAAAGCCGCTTGCGTTCTTGTAGTCGAATTGCGGTGTACTTTGTTCGGTGTCAAATTCCGTACCATCGTTTGCCGTTAATGTAACATTTACCGTTTCCCCGTTTTTCACATATTGCGGCAAGTCCTCGTTAGCGGTGCAATTCGATAGGTCTGTAGAAATTTCTAACACATCATCGTAACTTCCCGTAAGCGTTACGGGCTTTGTCGGGTCTATGTCGGTAACTGTTAGCGTTGCCTGTTGGCTGTATTCCAAATCCTGCACCACAAACGGCGTTTCGGTCGGTGTTCCTGCCTTGTTCGTGTAACTCGCTTTGAGGTCAAAGAAACGCACTTTATTCGGGGCGTATTGCCCCGTAACGGTGAAAGTTGCCGTTTCCCCGTCAAACGTATGTTGTTCGGTTACGCCGCTGCCCGTTATGTTGTTCGTAACATTAAGTTCTGGTGTCCCCTCGCTGGCGGTTTCGCCCGTAAGATATACGCTGTCATCGACATTGATAGCATCGCTTTCCCACGTTGCAGTTTTCCCGTCCTCTGTTATCGTCATATCGGCTGTTTCGGGGAAACCGTAACTGCCAGTAAACTCCACTTGCGCCGCCGTTATCTTGTAACCCTCGTTTGCGTTTACCGTTATCCTCGCTTGAAACGTTCCCAACTTTTCGCCCGTTGCGGTTGTGTTGGGTATCTCGTTTGTAACGTCTAACTCATTATCCAAACGGGTGTTGCCCGTAATCTCGAAAGCCGTGTTTGCGTCCGTGTCATACGCCTCCGCCCACACTTGCAAATTATAGGCGTTTCGGGGTGTCAAAACAAGCGTTTGCGGTTGTCCGCTGGTGTCCGTGTAAGCGGCTGTAATATCGCCGTCAAACTTGTAGCCCTTTTCGGCGTTTAGTTCCAAATGCCAATAATCGCCTCCGAAAGGACTATCACCCTGCCACGCGCTGTTATCCGTGCTATGCGGTACTTTGTTTGTTACTGCCATATCCTTTTAATTTTCGGTTGTTCCTTTTAATGTTACCATAATAATGCCGCCCGTTTCATTGAGTAACCCCGTTTCAGCAAACGGCACTTTCTCGAAATTCGGGGTGCGCTTGTAAACCGTATCACGGTTTGAAATATACGGGTCGGGGTTGTCGCTTTCAGATACACGCCCCGTTGCCGCCAAAATCTCGCTTTCGTAGGTTTTAAGCACGTCAATACGCAACGAAAGTTCGTAGGCGTTGTTTCCCTCAAAACTTACCCTTTCCACGAAATAATACCGTCCCAAATCGGGTATATAGCAATAATTGAAAGTCGGTCGGGGTTGCTTTCGTAGTGTTACGGTCGGACGCAACACATCGAAAGTTTGCCGCAAATCGCCCTCAATCGCCGTAAACTCGCCCAACTGCTTGTTTACCGTGTTCGGGTGTCCGTTGTATGAATAAAAGTTTATCGTTGTCATATCTGCAAAGAAAAAAGCGGTGCGGTGCGCTTCACCTGCACCCACACCGCCAAAGTTAAACAATCTAATACCTATTGAGTTACTCAATAAAGAATACTACAAAGTTTTCGTTTGTATCGTTGAAATACCCTGCATCAAACTTGTAATAGTTGTTGAAAAACTCTGCCTTTGCGTTGTAGTTCGTTGTTACCCGTCTGTCAAGATTGCAAACGCCCAACGCATCACGGTCAAACATTACGCCCAACACGCCCGAAATTTCAACGGCTTTGCCGCCGCTTTCCTTGATATTAATGTTTCCCGTGCTGGCAAACTCGTAGTTCTGTCCGCTGCCCTGCCAAAAAGGTACGGTTTCGGCTTGCGGCAAAAGCACATCGCCACGGTTGAACGTGTCGGAATAAAGATAGGTTTGCGCTGCCTTTGCAAAGTCGGACAAAAGTACAACGTGTAATATATCTTTCGGGGTAAATCTTTCCTTGCCGCCGACGTTGAACACGGTCGAGATGCTTTGCAGACGGTCGGCATACGTACCCATAACGTAAGATGCAAAGCGAATGAAATCGGGGTCGGTGATAGCTTTTGCCGCTGTCAGTGCGTTGGGGTTCGGGGTCGGGTCGGGTGTGCCTGGTGTTGCAGGGAAATACTTGTCGTTGTACAACTTCAAAAGGTTCACACATCTTGCGGTGCTTGCGCTGGAAAGGTCGGCATTGGTTAAATTGCCTGCCGTACCGCCAAACGCAACCGCATCAGCCAACACGGTTTCCGCAATCATGTTGTTAATAGTGCGCATAATCAAAGCGTCCGCCTTAATAGTCATTGACTTTTCAACTGCGGCGTATATCATAGATATAAAACCATTGAGTTGTGCGGCGTTGCTGAAGCTTTCCTTGACCTGCCTTTCCGTGATTGATACGGGTACTTCAAACGTAACCTTTGAGTTGAAAAACTTTGCCGAAACGGTCGGTTTGTGGAAAACGTCCTGCTTGTATTCTGTTCCGTCCTCCAAATCCCACGTGTCGTTTTCCTCTGCTTCGGGTACGTCTGCCGAAATCTTTTCCAGCACGCTGCCAAACTCCCACGCATCCATAAGTACGGACGGCACTTTGCCCGCATAAGGTCGGTTCACGAAAATCACCTTGCCAATGTGATTTACAAGGCTTTTCACGTAATTATCCACGGCGTTTTGGTTGAAAATTTCCGTGCCTAAATCCACGATGCCCGTCAAATCCTCGTTTACAATGTCGGTTTTGCCCAAAACTTCTTTTGATACGCTGTTAATAAGCGTGTAAATCTGCTTTACTTCCATATTGCTAAAATTAAAATTAGTTATTCGTAAATACTCGTTGTTAATTCTCTTACAAGTGCAAAGATAATGTTTTTTCTCCAATTATCACGCCGCAACTGCAATTCTTTTGCAATTTCGGTCGAAATTGATTTACTTGCGCCCGTTCCTTTGCTGGTTTCGGTCGTTTTGCGGCTTTCTGTGCGGTTTCTCTCATCGGCGGCGGTCTTTCGGTCGCTGTCTGAAAAATCGGTGTCGTTAAAAGCCACGTTTGCGCCCGTTTCGGTGTTGTCGGTGCTTTCCTGCAAAGTTACGGTTTCCGTCCGTTCAATTTGCCCCGTGACGGGTGTCAGTACATCGTAATCGGCTAACATCGCCGCCGCTTCACGTTCCCAGCCTTGCAAGTTTACCGCAATCACCGCCGAAACAACATCGCTTGCGTTGTCGCTGGTTATGCTGCTTACCACGGTCTTGCCGCCGTACATCAGTAAGGCGTAAGCGTCTAACTTGGTCGGGTCGGTATCGCCGAAAATTGCGGCGTACTCTGTCGGATATTCGGTCTTGAAAACCGCCTGGAATATCCCGTTACCCGTTGTAAATAGTTCGCTGTATTTCATTGTTTATCTTTGTTTTCTTCGTTTTCTTCTGTTTCTTCTGTTTGTTCCGTTTCGGTGTCGTTCCCGTCCGTTTCTTCGGTTTCCTCTGTTTCTTCGGTTTCCTCTGTTTCTTCGGTTTCCTCTGTTTCGGTGTCGTTTCCGTCTGTTTCCGTTCCGTTTCCGTCTGTTTCGGTTGTTTCCTCTGTCGGGTCGGGTTCTTCTGTCGCTTCGGGGTTTTCCTTTGCCGTTTCCAAATCAGCCGCCAAAGCGTTGTAATTATCTCGTTCCAAACCCCAACTTGATGAAAGTTTAACCGAAATTTCGGTGTCGAACATTTCGTTAATTTTCTCAATTGCATTTTGTCTTTCGTTTAGCATATTATCCACATACGGCAAAAGTACATCAACATTCATTGATACCTCGCCCAAATTAAGGCGTTCACGCTTCATATTATAATTTGCGTTTAGCCCCAATTCGTTGTACATACTCGCCTTGTAATATTGTATCAGTTCAATAAGTTGCGTAATGTACACGCTGTTTGTGGTCGGGGCGGTCTGCATATTTACGCCTTTGAAAAAAGCGTTTTCCCCGATAATTGAAAACTCGCCGTCCTGTATCTTGCGCAAAAATTCCTCTGCACTCTGTTTTGTCTTGTCATCGCTGGCACTTATAAGCATCGTTATACGGGTCAAAATGCTTGCCGTGTTCAACGAAATAAGCCCGTCAGTATGTAAGACGGCATAACGCCCAATAAGCGGCAAAAGGCTTTCGCCGTTGGTGTCGTTCTCAATCAAAACCCCGTCTTTCTGTATATCGTAGGTTTTGGAAAGTTTTAACGCTGGGTTCGCCACGGTGTAAAGCGTTGCCCGTCCGTAAACATCGGGTTCGCCGCCTTTGCCGCCCGAAAGCGCATACAAAACCCCGTCCACGCTGGTAACAAAGGCGTTTCCCGTGGTCTGCAAAAGCCGCTCCAATTCCTTTTGCGGTATGCTGTCGGGCAAACCCTCATACTCAAACATACTTTGAGTTTTCGCCAACGTGTTCGCCATAAATTCGGTTACGGCGGTGTCTTTGTCCCTTATTTGCGCTTGGTACAACTTGTAAATGTTATCTTTCTTTCTCATCTGTCAAAACTTTAATTAGGGTTGTAAGTTCGGCTAACACTTTCGTGTTTTCCGCGATAGTGTCTTTTAGGTGTTCGGTTTCTTCTTGGTGCGCCTGCCTTTGTTTCACCATATACCAAAACAATGCGCCACACATAACAATGGGAAAACCCAAACTTGAAACGATTTGAATAATAGTATTTGCGTCCATATCGTTATAAATTAAGTTACTACTTGCAAAGATAGGCATTTATTTCGTAAAACGGTCGGTTCGGCACGAAATTTGCACCAAACCGCCGTTATTTTCATTTAAGCGAAACAATGTTTGTCTTTGCGCTCGTAATTAAATAATTGCGTACTATTTCGCCGACTTCGTTGTCTTGGTAAAAAACTTTGTCTATTGCGAAAAACCGTGCGACTTGTTGTTCAACATAACTTGCCGTGCTTAACAACTTGCGTTTGTAGTTCGGTTTGCCGTTCATTTCCAGCGAATAAATAAGGCTGTTTTCCTCATCTTTTATCGGGGTTGTTTTGGCGTGTATGTACGTGAAACATTCGTTGCCTACCTGTATAATGTTGCCTTGTAACACAACATCGTTAAACTTGATATAGTACACAAACAACACATCTTGCGGTTTGTACTTACACGGCAAATGTGGGTAAACTGCAAGTTCCCACTTACCGCCCGTAATCATCTGCAAGTTTTGGTTATCGAAACAGAAATACTTGTTGCTGGCTTTGTGTTGTACTATCGTGCTGCAATACTCAACCGCCACTATTGCGCCGTGTTCGCCAAAGCGGTAAATATCTATCGTTCCCTGCTCCATAAACGGCACTTGCTTTAACCCCATTTCGGTAAAGTACGGGCAAAACTTGTTTACCGTGTTCCCCAGCATAAAAACCTTAACATCGTTGCGCTGGCGTATTATCGTACTCAAAAGGTTCATAAACAACATAAACTCATCGGGCAAATAATACCGCCGTGTCAAAAACTCATCAAACACAATCGTTGTGACATTCGGGTAACTGCTGCTTTTTTCGTGTTCCTGCTCGGACAAACAAAACCCGTAACAAAACGGGGTCGGGTCGGGTGTCCGCTTGTTTTTCTCTGCATCGTAGTAAGATAAAAACCATTTGTTCGACATATAGAACACTTCGTTAAATTTGCCGTCTGTCAGTTCCTCAATAAGCCCGTTTGCCACGTGGTTTGCAAACAGACTTTCGGCACGTTTGCCCCTCAAATCCTCACGCCAACGGCGTATATACGCCATTTGCTTGCCCGTCTTGATATAGTTTTCCAAACCATATTTTAAGGCTGCATAAGTCTTGCCGTTTGACCGTTCGCCAAATATAACATTATAGTCGGCGTTCTTGCTTAAAATCGCTTTCAAGTCGTAAAATTTCGGCTTGTCTGTCTTTGTCTTTCTTGTTGTCATACTCTTATTATTTTAGTCCTTAAATTTAATACCTCGCAAATAGTTTATGTACATAACCGAAAGGGAAAGGCTGTAACCCGTTGGCTCTAAATGTACGCCCGTGCGTTCGTTGTAGTGCGCCGTGCTGCCTTTGTAGTCGGTTATTTCGCCTTGTATCTCGTAGTCTATGTACGTATGTATGTTTTTGCCCGTTGCCGCTGGCGGTATATCCAGATAATTAGTGAAAGCGTCAAAGATACCGTTTGCCCCGTACTTTTCAATAAGGTACGGAATAGCGGCTTTTTTGTTCACGCCCGAAACGGTTAAACTGAAATCGTATGCCCGTCCGTTTGCTTTGAGGGCGTTCGGTTCTTGTATCATATAGCGTTTTGCACCCAAAGTCTTAAACCTTGTATAAGTCCCTTCAAAGTCCCACACGCCCAAAGTCTTTGTTATGCCTTTTATCGTTTGCGGCTCGCAAAGGGAAAACGGCAAACCGTGGTACTTGCAGGCGGCTCGCAATTTCATTTGCACCTGCATATTATAAGCCTTGAAATATGCTTCGTGCGCCTTGCCGTTCATTATTTTAATGCTGTCGGTGTCGCTGTAAATGTAATCGTCTTTTGCTTCGTGTATGCCCGTGAAAAGGTTGCGCCGTGCGTATGCGGTTACGAAAATGCCCCACGGGTAAAACAAGAAACGGTTTTTGCTGGTGTTGTACTTGTATAAAAGTTCTTGTTTTTGTTCGGCTGTCATTGAGTTAATATCCCATTCGCCGTTATATGTAAACTCATCACGCAAAGGGTTGGTAACACTCATACCGTAACAACTGTTTAACATTTCCTTGCTGTTCAGATATTCCACTTCTTTGCCCTCAACGCCTTTTAATTTCGTCTTGCTTTCGTACAAATGCAAGATTGATTTTACAAACGGGGTCGGCAAATACTCTTTCTTGTAACAATACATTTCGCCCACACGCATACTTTCCCACGTGTAAAAGTTCTTGATTATATTAAAATCCACGTCCGTAATTGTCAGTGCTATTTTTGAAGCCGCCACAATGCGCCCGTTATTCTCGCACGGGTTTTCTTTCACGAAACATTTGCTGGCACTTATTGGGTTGTCTTGCGTTTCGCTGGCAAATATGTTGGTAAACTCAATATCGAACACGCAACAATACTTTGATATTAAAAACTCAAATTGCGCCATACTCTTAACCGTGATTGCAACGCCTTGCGACATCGGGTATTTTTCCGCTATCATTACATACGGGTAACTGCTTGTAAAGTCGTAACTATCCACGTTGTACATTATTTCGTCTGTATATTCGGCGTTTGCGTGTGTAAAACCGCCTGCAAACGCACGTTGCAGCATATTAAATTCATTCATACCCGTAATTTGTAGTTCCTGCATCAAGTTCACGTAATCCCAATTTGGTACGGTCTTTCCTGCATCGCTTTTTTCACGTAAGCAATGCGCACGGCAATACTTGCGCACAAACCCCGTCTTTGTTATCGGTATGTGCGTTATCCCCTTGCTTTCCTCGATACGTTCCTGGATATAGCACATCACTACTTTAATATCATTTATGCAGTAATGTATTTCCGCATCAGTAAGCGGCGTTTCGCTATGCCTTATTTGCTGGTAGTCCAAATCGCCGACGGCTTTCGCACACTTGTATTTCATAAGTTGCTCGCCCAACTTTGCAAGCGAATAACCCGAAAGCAAGTAACTACAACGAAACTCAATGTTGCCCGTTGTTATTGCATATATAGGCTTTCGTAGGTCTATGGAAAAAACCCGTTGCCACTCAAACCATTTGCGCAAAAACTGAAATTCGTATGAAAGGTTATGCACGTACACAATAAGGCGTAATTTGTCATTCAGCCCTAAAACCTCGCTTAAGGTCTGCATCATCGTAACAAATTCGCCCCACGTGCGCCCCATTATCGTGTAACCGTTTATTCCAAACTGCCAAACGTACATTATTGCGGCTTTCTCTAATTTCGCCTTGCGCCCGTTGCTGTCCTGCATACGCTGCATTTGCTCGTAGGTATACGCCCGTCCGTCCGTATCACGGTAAAAACTTGTGGTTTCAATATCAAAGGCGCACGGGATATTATAAAACCTTTCGCCTTTGCTGTTTCCGATAATGTTCTTCTCGTTTACGGCACGTTGCAACACGCTTGCAATTTCGGTCGGGCTGTTTATTCTTTCTTGTAACTCAAAAGGTATTTTTTTCATTACATACCAAATTTTTCAAATGATTTTATAATGTCATCCAACATATCACCGACTTCGTTTGCTATGTTGTCCGCTTGTCTGTTTAGGTCGCTTTCAATCGCCCGTGATATGCTTTGCGCTTCACTCTCAATTTGGGTGCTAATATCCCGTGCGCTTTGCTCCATTTCGCCCGTGAAATCTTTGTATCTCATCAAGTATTGTTCTACAAATTGACTATCGTCCAAACTTGATAATTTCCCGTGCAAACTTCGTACCATCAAATTAAACTCATCGGGGGTTAAGTCATAAGCGTTTTGCAAATGCTTGTTATATTGTCGCACACCTTGCGCCGTGCTGGTAGGTTGCCGCAAAAAAGAAACGGCTTTGCCGTATTCCCTTTTTAGTTCGTTCCAACTGCCTCGCATCGAAAATTTGGTATATCCTTTTATATCGCCTTTGTGTAACGCTGCCACGGCTGGCGAAAGCAAACCCTTTGTTTCTATATTCTGAATACGGCGGTTTGCCATTTGGAAAACACGTGCAATCTCTTTTCGCATTTCGGGGCTGCTTTCAACTGCTTGCAATATTTCTTTCTTTAATTTCGTGCGCCCCGTTGCACCATAAACGCTGCTTGTATATTTTATTTTCACCATAACTCTGTTATATTAAATAGGGGTGCAATTACTTACACCCCTACAAAGTTAAACATAACTTTTCAAACTCTTACAAGTCCACAAACGAAATAGAGTAACACTTCTTGCCGTGGCTCTCGTACTCGTAAATCGTGTACCCGACTTTGCCGTCTTTGATAGTTTGTACTGCCTCATCATCGGCAAGTATTTCACGCACCGTTTCGGCGGTGTGGCTTGGTAGGTTCACCAGCCGTTTGTTTTCCTCATCAATAATTACGGGGCTGTCGCCTAATTGTGATTTGTGGACATAAAGCCCGTTGATTTTGTGTATCACATCTTTGCCGCCCTCGCTCTCTGAGTTGAAAATATCGGCTAACTTGGTGTACTGAAAGTCGGTTGTGTCAATACCGAAAGTTGTCTTGTTAAATTTACTTGCAAAACTTTTCATTGTAGTAATCTTTTAATTGTTAAACTTATTGTTAATTATTCGGCTGTCTGTCCTTGCGGTTCACCGTCAAACGGCAAATTCGGTTCGGGGTTGGCTTGCGGCTTCAAGTCCATAAGCCACGCACGAAAGCGGTTTATTTTCATTACTGCACGCTGGTTGCGGCAAACTTCATTACACGCCATAAGGCTACCCAACGCCGACAAAGCGGCAAAACTAAACTCGTCAAATGCGTTTCTTTTTTCTTCCATTGTAGTAAACTTTTAATTGTTAAACATAGACTTCTTAAACTTCAAAGTACCGTTGTGTTTGACTACCGTTGTATCGGTTGTGATTATCGTTGCCTTGCCCCGTACCGTTGTACCCTTTGAAACGGTGCAACCCTGCAAGATTGCAGATAAAAACAACATCGCACCACAAACGGCGAAAATCATAACACACATTGCAACTTCTTTAATTGCTTCTTTCGGTTGCTCTCTGAAATGTTGTAGTAACTCTTTCATATTTTCAAGTTGTTTAATTGAACACTGCAAAGATACAACTTTTTTCTAACATACAAGCATAAGCGCACAAATTATTTTCGTTTTAACTTTTCTTAACTCTTGGTGTTGTGTTCCACGTGAAACATTTTATTTTGTGCATCGGTGTGGCAGTGTTCCACGTGAAACAATTTCACGGGCGCACACGCATAACAAAAACCGTGCCAAAGTCTGTGGCGAAATGTTAAAAAACGGTAAAGTGGCGACCCAGCAAAAACCGTGCCACAAAATGTTTGCAAATGTTAAAAATGCGTTGGGAAACGTTAAATAAGGGTCAGTAGCGTACCTT